CTGGCAGCTTGCTGCGGCTTATCGCTTGTCCATAAGAAGATGTCCTCATTGTTTTGGATCATGCGTCTCATCGACTCGAGTCCAATCTTGAGACCCTTGGTGGCCAAATCACGCTTCATCTCCGTGAAACTCCCCTGCAAATTTGCATCGGGCATGATGATATCCAGTACACTATCGAACTTGTGCATAGTATGTTCGCTAATATCTGGGTCAGTCAACACCTTGTTGATAACGGCGAGAGTGGCTTTCTGAAGGCCATCCTTCGCTCGGACATGTTGAGGCAACGGGATACCAAGGCACATGTACATGGAGGCCAAACGTAGCGCCTCCTTTACCTTGAACTCGTTTTGCTGGTCACGAACCCTAACTTCGCGAGTTGCATCGGTCTCCCCAGCCATTTTGCCGAGAAACGTTTTCTCAGTTTTAGACCAGGGTAACGAAGACAGGCCTCTATTGAAATCGTTCGCACAGACGACCATCTTAAGGTCCTCGGAGTAATGAAAGTACTGCCCACAATACAAAAAGGGGGAGACTTTCAAGGCTTCCGTAAGACTAGATGCCTCGATAATTGCAAACGACTCAATTCGAATTTCCAAACCTGATTCGATACCGATTTCGCGAATTTTCGCTTCGACAACGGATACATCTAACCATGCTCCAACGCCGGCAGCTGCCATCTTCTCTCCTAGGCGCCTACAGTTCTCAATAGTATTCATACCATTGACTTCTGAAACGCCCCAAAGACCTGAAGGACAACCTTCGGACATACGGAACACACCTGTTTTCCATGCCGCGACCAAACGAGACTTCATCGTGGTATACCATAACAGGCCCGCTGGTTCGTCAATCTTGCGCAACAACATGGCAATCTGCTTAATGTTGTTGTCTGAGAAATCTGAGCGCTGGGACCAGTCCATGGCCGACACATCAAGCCCTAAAAGGATGACGTGCCGTTTCCACTTCCCGCCGGACTGGGTATCCACATAGACCGTAATCCATGTGTCATCCCCATTGCAGACATAGGTGAACCTCACCTTGCCCGTCTGCTGCCCTAGTTTATGCTCCATCGAGATGACCAACTTTTGGCCTCCTCCCCCTTGATAGGGGAGGCCCTGTGTGTTATGAGACATAGGGTCCTCCACACAATGCCTTTTCTTTGAACCCAAGGCCTGGGCGGCCACGCCAATAAGGAGCTTCATCTGCGCGGGGACCTGGAAATAGGTACGAACGGCATTCTGTTGCAACTTCTTGACTTTTGTGACTTCTGGTTTTGCTGCGAGGGTGCTAACAAAAAGAGGTAGATTCTGGTAGGCGGCATATTGACCTTCCCCTACCCTCTCCTCTACTTTGCGAACAAACATGGAGTGGAAATTGTCCAACGTGAAGTCCTTAGGTAAACCCATGGAAACATCTTGTATAAACTGCAAGCAGGCTAAGCGCGCTGCCCGCACCAACTCATGCGTATCCTCGTTACTCCAACGGCTACCCACTGGGAAGCCATTGGAGGCGTGTTTGTTGATCTGTAACTCATCCACTCGAAGCTTTGGAGTGAGCCCGTCCTCCACAAGGAAACCAATCTTGCGGATGCAGTCATTAGACTGCATGACGGTAACAAGTCGGAGCCCTTCGGGGCTCTTCTTGCTTGGGTAATATTTTTCTAAACGGCCCATCCCGTTTACGACTGAGGGTGCAAGGTAGAGACTAGCACGAACAGTTTTGATCGCTTCAACTGCGATCTCCTTCTCCAAATTCACTAAAGCTGAACTAAGCACTTCCATACCGTAACGACTAGTGGCGTAAGTATTGGAATACTTCTGGGGGGAAAAGGCGAAGCTCTTGGCCTGAGCCATGAACGCCACACTTGATCCCTTGAAATGCAGGGCACCTTGATAGGTTAACCCCGAACACACCAGTTGTATACCCTTGCTATCGAAAAACTTGATGGAATCCAAAGAAGATGCGGAGGACCAGATCTTACTCTGTTTCTTCTGTTCGAGAGGCGTCAAATATGGCGTCTCGAATGTTACATCATTCTTCTTCAGATCAAGGAAGATCGAAG